CATTTTCTCCATTCCATAATCGATTAATTGCACCGAGGTTTTGCCCACCTCTAAGGCTTGTAAGTTTTCCAGGTTTTTTAATTTCTAACCAGCTAACACACCAATTAACAAATTGGTTTTCGCCATCGTAGCTAGAAACAATTTCAAAACCAACTGATTTGCAGAACTTTTTAAGTGTGTGACCATTTGTGTAAGTATAGTGCATTTCGTCTACATTGTCAATCGCTTTTGGAAAACTGCAATTGTTGTAGGTAAAAACCATTGCTCCACCAGGCTTCAATAGATCAAATGCACTCTTAATATACTTTTCTATCACATCTTGTGTTTTAAAATTAAACCAATTGAATGATAAAATTAAACCAAATTGATTTTTTGGCAACAGGTGCATTGGATCATCAGTGTTGTCATTGAATTCGTAATACCTCAGTCTCTTCTGATACATTTTAGTCCATAGTTTTCGAGTCTCAATGAATCTGCTGTCGATGTTATCAGCAAGATACAGAGGATCAAGAGCTAACAATTCTTTGGTATAATATCCTTTCAATGGTCCAATTTCCAAACCTGGCCATTTAAAGTCGATATATTTTTTAATAGTGCCAACAAATGCCTGTTCTATTTCTGATGGTTCTTCAGCTGAGATTGGAGGTGTAAAGAACAAGCTGTGGTAATCGGCTTGAAAATTCTTGTGTTCAGGAGGTTGATCAAGATCTGCTTTCTGTATCTCGATACTTTTTACATGGTACGGTTGTTCGGCATCTAAAATCATATGATCTAATTCAAGTATAAATCTATTTAGATAGGTATATAAATCAGTGATATTTTTAAGAATTTCTCTTTGAGTATTGTGCATACTTTCCTTGAGATTATCAATTTCAATACTTTCTAAATTCACTGTTGCATTAAAATTTTCTAATTCTTGAAAAATTGGTCTTTCAATGTTTTGATAATTAATATGATCTCGATTTGTAGAAATGATACGAGAAAGAGAATTACGATATTTTACTAGGTCTCGAAGTTGCATTATTCAAACTCAAATAGTGTGTTAAATGTATTGGTTGTGTCTGTTTCGTTGGCAAGATCCCAATCAAGTACGCCTAACAGGTTGGTAATTTTTTGGTCAACTACTGTTGCTTCCATGGTTGCATCATCAAATGGTAGTTCTTTGAACCACTGTGGCAAGTGTAGCTCGTCGGTTGGATAACCAATTGAAGTCCAGTTCAGTGGATTTGCCTTCAGTTTACACACAATAGTTTTCATGCCATCCACAATGCTCTGACTGTAGTTGTCTGAATTCATCTTCTTCATTGTGTTCCAATTAAGTGCAGCTCGTACATGGCCTGGCATGTTTGCACGACCTTCTTGTTCTTCACGTTTGCCATACATTGTAAGGTTGTTTACACGTTTAGGAGAACCTTTTTCCCATGCTGGACGATCTTTGAATTCAAGTTTGAATGCTTTGATCATGTCAATAACTTCTTGGCGTTCAGCACCAGCAAGTACTCTGGTAAGCAATTGCATCAAAAAATCTTGTATAACTTTTGGAGTGTCTGACCGTTTGAGATCAAGACCCATGGCTTTTATCTTGCCTTGTTTGCCAGTGACATCTAAACGTTTGCCTTCACTGTCAAATATGTTGATTGCATAACGTTTTTTAGTAATAAACAGTCCTCTATCAGCAACACTTTCTCGACCACCTTTGATTATAAGTCCGTTATCTCTTGGCACATGAAATGCCTGTTCCATAAATGCAGGCCAACTGTCGTTTAGTTGGTCACTGATAGCATCATAGAGTTGGATACAGATTTCTTTGTTCCATTCCATGTTGCCTGCTTCAACATCTTTTTTGATTATGGGCCATGCACTGAAGTAAACTGAATCTGTGTCACCATATATAACTGCTTCACCAACATGATCGTATTTGCCAGAAATAGCCTCGTTTACAAAACTATCCATGTGATGAGCAATAGCTCTGCCAGTAAGTGTGGTTGATTGTCCAATACGTTTGTCAAAGAATCTACAACCTGGATTGAGAATTGCACCATACAAACTGTTCAAGTTAATCTTCTTTACCAACTGGCGTTTGTCTAAGAATTCTATTTCTCCTGGATCAGTTGCCTGTCTAAGTTTTGCTTGTATCTCCTGACGTTCTCTGTACCAACGTGCAAGTAGTCCTGGAACAATACCTTCTTTTTCATAGGTAAAGATTGTACCATTTGCACTTAGTATCCAAGGTTGATTACTGTCAAATACGATCTTCCATATCTCTGCAGCACTATGTACAGTTTCTTCTCCGTTTTCCCAGTCAATGGTAATTTCTGTGCCACGTTCTTGTTTCATTACTGCGGTATATTCAAGTGTGCCGAATAAGCCTTCCCAAGACATTGCAAAACTGGTCTTGTTTGCCATCTTATCTTTAATATAACGATTGGTCATAATAGGACGTAATTGTCCAACTATGGTTTCTGGAGCCATGTTCAATGCTCTAATTGCACTTGGATATAGACTGTTGATATCTATGGCGCCAATCCATTCATGAATACCTTTTTTAGGATATGCAACATATGCACCAGCCGCCGCAGTATCTTCGTCTGTAAGTCTTTCACGTCTGTTTGGAACTACCATGCCTTGTTCATGTGCTTCATTTATTATTGCTTGTTCAGTAACTGCAACTGCACCCATTGTTGTTTGTAGCAACACCGTATTAGCATGTGCTAGTTCATTAGCAAGTGCAAGAAAACGTAATTTTTTATCTAGTTTGTCAAGCAGTGCAGTATCTTGACGTGAATATTCAATAAACGTTTCAAAGTTTTGGTTGTACAATTGATCCAATGTGCCTTCGTATGCAGTCTTCTTCTCATCAAGCTCATGTTCGCCAATGGCATCTAAACTATAGCTATGGCGTTCTTCGTATGTGTACTTTCTATAAAGTTGCATATAATCCATGTGTACACGGCCAATGGTATCAAATGTTATATTTTCTGCACCAAAACGTTCAAATGTACGTTTCTTTGGCAGTTGACCCCACAAACAAAACCTTCTAGTATCATCTTTGCTTAAGACTCGTGCAGTTCTGTTTACAAGATAGGGTATATCATAACCCTCACTGTTCCAACCACTGATTACATCAGCATCTTCTATTAGATCTAAAAATGTTGTAAGCAAATCCTCTTCACGTTCTAACAACATTGTGTTCGGAAACTTATTGCATATCTCTTGAGCCGTCTCCCAGCTAAGTGTCTTGGGTGGTAGCACAAGTGTGATAAGTTGTTCCATCCATTGTAAGTATACACTTATAGCAGTCACTGGATTGAACGGATCAGCAACACTGCTGTATCCTCGTACAGGATCAAAATCTGTTTCAATATCAAAAAAAGCAGTTTGTAATGTTGGGGCGTTTTGATCTTTGTAATTTTCTTCGAAACATCTAAACACAGGATTGATATCAGATTCAAATATATCTTTACCTGATTGCATTCGAAGTTCCTTACGAAACTCTTTGTTGTTACGTGTTGAAAATCTACTTACAGGTTTGCCATAGATACTTTTGTATTTGCCTCTAGGATCTGCATAGTAGAAACAATACGATGCAGGATACTCACGGTATTCTCTTCTGCCATCTACACGTTCTACAACGTGTATGCGATCTTTTTCTCTGTCAAATAGTGCATCAACATAACTCATTATTTGTTTAGTCCATCCTTACAGTAAGGTATTAATATTTCTTGTGTCCAAGCAAGATCGCCATCAGGTGAAGGATGGAAATCGTCATTGGATATAAGCATTCTTTTTAAACAAAAACTATATATGTCTTGCATTGGGTCCATAATAGCAGTATAAGTCTCTTTAATTGAATCTGGTAAAAATTTAACAATATCAAAATTTTCACTACGATTTGGAACAGATGGATCTAGGAAATCAACAAATATTGACCGATAGCCACTAGCATCAAGATATTTTTTCAATTGTATTTTCCAAATTGCATTTTCAACAGCTCGTGATTCAAAACTCTTGTATTTGTGTATGTCTCGATAACCCCACCAATGTAATGTCATATCGCCTTCGCGACCTGCGCCTCCAGTTGATCCATGACACACATTATCTGTATAATTATAAACAAAATTTGCATTTCTGTCAACTGCGTCTGATGAAAAAATTGCATCTTCGCGATCATGTCCAGACCACATCACTACCACCATTGTCTCCTCTGGTGGTAATTTAGAGTTTTCTAATCCCCAAACTATACTTTTTGAAATAAAATTATTGCCAGCACCAGGCATAGCACAAGAATAGACTTCATTGAATCCTGCAAGATCTCTAAAGTAGTATGGCCAAGTTACAGGAACTTGAGTAGGATTAGTGTAGGTAAAACTACATCCACCTACCACAAGATTTTCAAAACCAAGATCTATAACTTGATCAAATTGTCTTGATACTTTCTGTGTTTGCATAGATTGTATATGGATAACACGATCCATATACTATAAAGTCCTTCCTGCCGTTGTAAGAATTTCATCTAACAGTTCCTGATCTTCTTTTTCAGCCGCATAACTTGCCTTATGTGCAATACGTATTGCTTTCTTGAGCACACTTGGTTTGATCTGTAGTTCTTCTGCAATCGCTTTCACAGTATCATTGAGTCCTTCGTTAAGTGCTTCAACTTCACTCATTACACCCATACCTTCGTTGATGATTTGTGTAAGTTTTGCTTTTTGTTCTGAATCAAATTGGGTTGTCATGTAAATACTCCTTTGTATGCCTTATTATAGTATGTCTATTATTGATTGTCAATTATTTTGTTAATTGTATTTAGATTTTGGGCAACACAGGTGTCAAAAAACTTGTTTGAATAGATATGATACTGATTATAGTTGCTACTGTCTTCTGTAGCCTTAAACAAATCATGAGGTGACCAAGTAGATAGCTCTATAATTAGGTGAATCATCCTTTCTAGTCTTGAAATATTTCCATTATCACTATCAAAATTTATATCAAAGTCATAGTCAAAATTAAATCCAACTTGTGTCAATGCATGGTAGGTATCAAATTGACCAACAGGAATAAATCCAGTTGCACCAACTAGGCACTTTAAGGTTTTTTCTGTGATAAAAGGACCAGGATATGTATAATTTCCAAACTTATCTTGCATATAACTATAGTGAAAACTTTCATTTGTAAAATGTAACGCACACTTTTGATAAACATCAGTCCACGGATTAGAAGTATAATATTGGTGGTTTTTAAAAGTTGTATGTGTATCTTCTAGATCGATTACCTGTCCATAATATTTGTTGTAAAATGTATCGTGTAGTTTGTCTAGCATTTTGTTATTGGTTTTGAGTTCGGCACATTCGCCTTTCCAAGTTGACAATTTGATTATACTGCTCGTGTTAAGTTCTAGTAATGCAGTTGTAACCAAAAGTTTACTTTGTGTTATACGATTGCAAATTGCACTAAACTGATGAGAGATCTGTTTACTAATAGGTTGTGGATGCCATTTTTTAATTAGTTCAACTTGTTGATGCCACCAGTAGAACTTATAAATTGTAACGTTCTGGGGTAAAGGTGTATCATAATGATCGCAATCAGTTAACACAATAATAGGTGCTTCAATTTGCTTTGATTGATCCCACAACCATTCTAAATCAACTGCTTCTAAATGAAAACTAACCACGTACAAATTATAACCTTGTGGTAAACAAATTTCTTGTTTTGATGGCCACCTAAGCCATAGGTCACACCATGTATGTTTTCCAAGTTCTCTCAACCACTCCATGTTTTTTATACCACAGTTGGTACTGGTTCCTTTCCATGAATCTGGATGTAACATTATATCGGACATATGGTTACTCTTGTGTTAGTGGCACTTTAAAAACCAGGGTAGCGATAACTTGGTTCTAGGGCAGTTCCCTCCCTAGCCTTTGGATCGGTCCTAAGGCTATCCTACGCAAGTACTTAAAAACTCTAACATTTGACTGTTACGTGCCACATAAGGTAACGCCAGCACAGTAAGTATGCCCAACACATACCACATTGCATAAATCATTGTTGATACTCCATTGTAACATGCCATGCTGTTCCATCACAAAATTCATCTCTAGAAAACTGACTGTGGGCAATATGTTCTAGCATTTCTTGCCTATCAAAGTTGGTTTTATTTTGCCACAATTGTACTGCACTTTCGCCTAGTACTTCGATTGGCTTGCCCAAGCAAAGAGCTTCTACTGCGGCCATACTATGATGTGTAATAACTTTTTTAGATTTTTGTATCAACGGCAAAATATCCTTGTACCTTTGTTGTCTGCTTGCTCTTCCAATTGGTTTATCTCTAACCAAACAGTATATATCCAAATTTTGATAGTGTTCTATAGTTTCTTGTCTCCAGGTTTCATAATCTTTGCCAAACCATGAGAACAACTTGTTTGGCAAAGGCATTACCAGTAGATTATAGTCACCATTTGTATTCCAATCTCTGTATCTATCATCTAGTTCGAGTGTGTGTATCCTACTTTTACCAAACTTACCTAGCCTTGTGTTCTGTAGACTGTTACGGCTTATGCGGTAGTACCAGGGTTTTTTATAGTTGTGATTGCCAATATAGCCATTGTCTATATAATAAAAGTCTAAATTGTGTTTTCTTATTGATTCCTGTAGATACATTTCAAATGGGGCACTGGTAACAAGAACACGATCTGGTTCGATATCATCTGCATTGCTGACGATTTTATAATCATAATTTTTAATTAGATACGGAAAAAGTTGCTCACGTATGCGTAAAGATTCACTCGGTATCTGTATTTTCATTATCTATGTGTTTTTCGAGGTTTCGTGTTAACGATAGAGTCTTCATAGCATTTTGTTCAATATACTCTGGATGTATCCGAACAATGCTTGGCTTGATATGTTGGACGTCTGTAAACTCAGTTGTATAAAGCATGTGATCAGCTGGTCTATAACCATGCATTCTGGTTTGTCCAACTAGATGCAGAGCCGCATGTGGTTTAACAATATATCCATATCCTCCCATTGAGTATAGTCCTTGACTATGCATAAATTTTCCATGATCTTCTCTATCATGTAAACTCCATATTTCTTCTTCTAAGTCTTGTTGTTGTTCGATATTGTTATTGTACATTTTACTGTATGGATTTAGATAGTCTAACTTTAGTATGTCTGTGAATTTATCCATTATATTCTCAGGAAGAGGTCTAAGCATGTAAGCGTCGTGTTCAAAAATCATAAAAGGTTCATCTGCTTCCACACACTCACACCAAAGAAAGTAATGGCTTAAAAAGCATCCAAGTACACCTAGTCTTCCGCCTTTCATTTTGAACTTGTATTGTCTAAGTCCAAGTTCTTCAAGAATCGCAGGAGCATCAGCACCATGCACTGCTGAAAAAATTTCTGGACTGATCCCAAATTCTTTAGCTCTGCTAATACATTTCTGACCCATAGTGGCACTATGTTCATTTGATTCTAAAACAATAATCTTAGTTTTCATTGATTGTGCTTCTCCAGCGTTCTATCCATTGTTGCTTTAGTTCATTGACTTCAGCAGTTTTGTATGCTCGCTTGGTTGACTTTTTGGTTCTTGATGTTTCTTTATATATCTCGTCATTGTTGTTACCAGTAAATTGGAAATGATCATGAAACAGTTTACTCGAGATACGTTTGTATGCACCAAGTTCATAGGTGATATCTTGTACCCATTGATCAACAGGATTAATACCTATCATGTCAAAAGTATCAATCCATAATCGTGGCAAACACGGAAACAGTGTGCTATCAGGACGCTTGCCGTTTGATTCCATGCTTATCAGCGAATTGTAATCGCGATGCTTGTAGATTTCATCATCCCAACCTTGGTCACGCATGTACACATCATCGTTCCATACAAGATACCATTCACTGTCTATGGATCTTGCCATATGATTATAGTATTCGTGCAGGCCACTCCATCCTGTGCGTTCCATTTTATGTGCTGATTGCGTTGCACCAGTTTGTTCAACCAGCATTTTCCAGCGATTGCTTGTAAAGTAATTGTCGCTTTCATCGTCATCATCGTCATATGCTACTGCAATATGAAGTCGTTGTGGGTTATTTGCAAACTCAAGCAGTCCTTTTATGCTTTTTTCTGAAAGCATAGTACGCATGCGAGTAGGTAATAGCACAGTTAAAAATGGTTTACTTAGGTCGTTCACACTTTTCACATCTGCAATTATCACATGCTTTGTAAAAACTGTTTCCATCTTGTGGAGAGCCTTTGTTTTCTTTCCACAATGGTTCACCACAATGACTGTAGTGTCCGCAATTTTTACAATTTGTAGATTGATATTCAGTAATAGTCATACAAGTAATTATGCTGAATTACTTGGTCTTTACATTTTTTGCCTTACCTCGGCGATTTTTGTTTGGGTCTTGTCTGCGTTTACGACTGGCCGCAGTCTTGCGACCTTTTTTGCCTAATGCGTGTGCTTTCTTTTGTGGTAAACATTTTGGCTTGCCTTCTGAACTACTTCCTCTGGCACAGTCGCCACGAATTTTTCCGTCTGGGCCAAAACGCACCCATTTTTCTTTAAACCATTTGCGTAGATCTTCAGTGACGTCGTCTTCAAATACTAGTTCGCCACAGTTTACACAGAAGTCAACACTTTCACGTTTTACACAGTTGGGTACACGTTTTCCGAACATGGTTTTCATGCCCTTCTTTTCGTAACCTTTCCAACAACGTGTGCCTTCGCCTAGTATTTCTTCAATAAGCATGTTATTTCTTTTTTGAATTGCCCCAGTTAGCGGCGCCTTTTTTACGACATTGTACCAACGCACCTGATGCATATGCACTAGGCCATACTTTGTAACGTGACTTAACTTTATGATAGCATGCATCTTTTTCGCCAGCAGCTTCATCAAATTGTTCTTCAGTTATTAATGAAGCACTTTCGTTAAGTCCGTCAACTTTGGCTTTCATTTGACTTAGAAGTAGTTTTAAGCTATCAACTTCTTGTTGAAGTTTAGCAATATCTCTCTGATCTTCGTCGTTGCTTAGGTTTTTCTTTGCTTTGTCCAAAGATAGTAATACTGCTTCGAAGTCATTCTTTGCAGTTGGATTGTTTGCTCTAATTAGATTTAGTATGCGTTGTGATCTTTTGTTAGTTGTAGGAAGATCTGAATCAACGTCTTCGTTTTTCTTGGCTGTTTTTGCCGCATACTTGCGTTTTTCATATTCACTAGGAATATCGCTAATGCGTAGATTTTTCAATTTAGGATCAGGCTTGTAGGTTGCTTTTTCTTCTACATAGTCTGCATCTTTTTTCTTCTTGCCAAACAATGCATCTTTCTGTGCCTGACTAAGTGGCTTACCTTTGCCTCTCATTGGATACTTGTTAACTTCGCCTTTGTTAACTTTCTTCATATGATCCATATAGCCTTGAGTTACATCTTTGTCTTCGTTTTTGGCTTGTTTGGTTGCTACTGCATGCATGACTGATTCAGCATCTTTGCCATAGCGATCTACAAAATCACCTTTGTGTTTTTTTAGTTTTTTAAACTTGGCTTCTTTGCTTCGCTTCTCGCCGCCTGTAAGTTTGCGTTCTTCAATACTCACTTTGGTACTCTCTTACTTCTTCATACGTGATTTAAACTTATAATCTTTAACCGCTTTGCGTATATCGTCAGTGTTTGTAGTGCCTTTGTTTGCAAACATACCAACAATAGCATCCATAGATTTACCATCATCTACTGCTTTGTGTATCTTGCCCATTGGTAACTTGCTTTCTTGTACTGGTTTGCCATATACTTTTCTGTAAGCATACTTGCGTGCATCTTCTGGTGACAATCCTTGCTTTGCAAACTTTTTGGTTTCTTTCTCAAGTCTCATTGCATCGTATGCACTGATGGTTGCTTGTTTATTACGTTTTTCAGCAGTGGAGGCTTTGAATAAGTCTGATATTACACCTTCATTTCTCATTGTATATGCTGGTGAAGTTCTTTTCAGTTCAGCAACTTCTTTTTCTAATTTTTTGTAGTATGGGGTTGCTATCTCATCTCTCAATGTCTGTTGTGAGCGAGTGATACTGCCTTGCTTACTGTGCATTCCATTGATACCACGTATAACCATTGACTCTGCATCATTACCGTAAAGATTCACTAGCATCTCTGCTACTTCACCGTGTTGGTTTTGATCTTCAAGTTCTTCTACTTTTTTATGAAACTTTACCAAATCATAATCGTATTCACTGGTTGGAATCGCAGCTTCAACCATTTTGAATGTAGCACTGCCAGTGGCCATTTTTATAAAATCTTTAATTTTACCTTCAGGGCCAGACACTTTTATACTGTTACTGCCTGCTGGTTTTGCATTAAACTTTATGCCTTTGAAACTTGGACTCCTGTGTGCGTTGTTCATTGTTCTTGCAACACTAGCAGGATCATCTATGTTCCCAACCATCATGGTTACATTTTTAGAATCAGATTTCATTTGTCTTGCTGCCAGTGAACGGTCGCCAAAACTTGATTCGCCAACACCTTCTCGTGGATCTGCCATATGATCTCTTGGATCGTCTGGTATTATAGCATAAGCTCTACGTATTGCACCAGACATACGTGTATTTGCATTGAACATTGTAGTGAGTTGATCTGTTAAATCACCGTTGTCGAGATCGGCTAATTTGATAATCTCGTTTTCAAGCATACGACGTGCTTCGCTTAATTCTCTCAACTGTGCTTTGGCTCTGTAAGCACTGTAAGGTTTACCCTTTACAGTAGTTTCTGCTTCTTTTACATCAACTTTCACTGTGCCTTCTTTGTCCACCATCTTTTGTCCATAAGCCATCATTTTCATAAGGCTATCTTTTGTTATCTTGATAGGATTCTTATTGTCCTGTGGCATGTCTGGATCTGGAGCATATCTACCTTCGCCGTTTACAATGTCCAATAGTTCCTGCATGTTCTTTGCACCAAAAGCAGTACCATATTCTGGTAAGTGTGTAGCAACACGACTGAGTGCAATCTGTAGATTTTCGTCGGTAACAGTTTCTGCTTTGTCCATAAGTTTGACTGCAATAGCTGCTAATTTAGCCTGAGCTGGATTGGTTTCATAGTTCGGCTCTGCTTCTTGCATTTGAACTTCATTGATTTTCATTGTGTCATCCTCAATTAGGTGTAGTAGTCTCATTTTTCTCTCGCATAGTCTTGTGATCTTTGGACAAATGTTTCGCATGCTAGTACTGCATCTGATAATTTACCAAATGATTTTTTGGATTCTTTGCCATTTACTTTTACTCTGTAACCGTCGTCTTCTGAACCATAAACTTTAAGTTCTTTGCCATCATCAGTTTTAAAAGTCTTTACAGGCTCTGCTAACATTTCTTCGTTTTTCTTTTTTTCAATGTCGCCTAGGTAGTCCATGATTGATTTTTTATCGCCTATGCTATCTTCAGGAAGTTCTGCTTTTTTACTTGATGGATTGATTGGACCGCTCAGTGTTTGATCAGTGTCTGGTGAAACACCATCCCATGACTCTTCATCGCCAGGATTAGGACCTTCGCCTAGTTCTTGTTTCATGTAGTCTCTGCTGATATCCAAGTAGTCTAAGGCTTTTATGATTTTCCCTTGTACCCATTCTGGTAAGTTTTCATCATCATCTAAGATGCTTTGTAGTTCAAGTGCTGCATCAGCTGCACGAGCCAGTTGGTCTTTGGCCATAGCACCTTCTTCGTCGTACTCGCCTTTGTCCTTGATATCTACTTCTTCTGCATCGTCTGCATATGCAGAAATATCAATTGTGTCTTCACCAACAAGATATCCTTTGGTTGGGTTTTTCTCTTTGTTGCTTCCTAGCACTGGACTTACATCTGGCATTTCATAATCTGCTGGAAGTTGCTTTGGTTTATAGCCTTTTTCAAATTCTTTTGTACTAACAGTTTTAGCACTTTCAAAAGGAATATCACGATATAGATTTTCTAAAATGCTGGTCATGTCATTTGATTTCATGCCTTCTTTGATATGATCTTTGGCTGGCTTGAATTGACGCTCATGAGGCTTTCTAGCTTCATCAATTTGATTAAGTTTACTAACCAGGCTTGTAAAACTGTTATCGTCCATTACTCTCTACTCTCTTTTAAAAAACTTTTTAACATCCATCCATGTTTAGCATGAGCGTCTAGTCGCTCAGCGATAAAATTTTCTATTCCTCGATTTTTTTCTGCACCTGCAGATTGAAATGATTGTTCTAGTATGCTTTCTAACGCACGATTATCATCAAGTAGTTCTTGCATCATGATTGCGGCACGTGGCACTTTGGTTTGTCCTGGTATAACACTAAGTTCTGAGAATCTTTCAAAAGATCCTGGAGTGTAAGTTTCGAGTGTTCTTATATATTCTGCAATCTGATCAATTGCGTTTTCATTTAATTCTTGATATAGATTAGCAAAAAATTCGTGATACTGTGCAAAGTTTGATCCTTCAACATTCCAATGAAAGTATTGAGCTTTTATTGCGAAAGCATAGGTGCTTGCCAACA